CACCAAATATAAGCCATACGGTTGATCCCTGAACGGAAACGGTAGAGACAGATAGCGATATACCAGCCAGGGCGAAATCCCCAGCAGCAGGTACGCTACCCGTGTCTAACGGTTCATCACAGGTGATCACTATTCTGTTATCTGCCAGTGAACCCAACACCATTGAAGATACAGTCGGAGCGACATTATCTCCCGCATAGGCGTTTGGCCTAATATGTCTTATGCCTCTGATTGAGCGTATCATATTGTTATTATTTTCTTAAAAGATCACCTGCACCTGAAGTTAATTTAAAACTATTTCTATTAGCTGTTCGCTTTTCAGGAGGAATAATAAGAGCTGGTTTAGCAGTAGTAAGTGTTACTCCCGATATCCTGAAATAAGCAACCATATCATATGAATTTCCTTGAGAATCATATGTTGTCCATGCATCAATAACAGTATCTTCCGATGGTTGAAATCCATAATGGGGAATATCTGTAATAGCACTTGTGCCACTTACAGGTATAAATCCTCTTCTGGCTATTAATTCATCACTTTGATTTGTATTCATGATATTTTTATTTAATGTTAGACTACGTTATAATGCTCCAACTGCCGGTAACAATCATCAATAATACTTTCAATCTCTACAATGGTAAGTACATTGTATTGGCTCGTTGCTGTTGCATCTCCCTTGATTTCAAACAAACTAAGTTGCTCAAGATAATTAGCAACCAATTGATTTTTCTTGTTTAAAAATTCAATATGCCAGAAATTGCCAGTATGATAGGCCATACACTTAACAAGGTCATGTCCTAACCTACTATGGAGTAATTGGATTATCCCAATATCCTCATTGAGTTGGCTGATGTTTAGCAGTTTCATAATTGAACATTGTTTTCTTCATTGTGTCATCCAATACATATTCGATATCATCATTGTCAATCCAGAATTGTACAAGTTGCATCTCAGATTTTACATCATGATGAATCGAGGGAGTTTTTCTTTCTTTCTTCCAGTAATGACTTACCGGAGAAGTGAAGAATGTAAATCCAGTTAGTATGATCTTTTTGAAACCAAGTTTACGTGCTGTAGCAATTGCCATCATCCCTACTGTTGGGAAGGCATCGATCTTTGCAGCAACCTCGCTGAATAGCTTCGCATAATCATCACCATCTGAATAAGTCCAGACAATATTACCAAGGCCCATACATGTACTGGCATTATTCTCCCAGTGTTTATGCATCTCCTTAGCATCTGTATATTTTTGATAGAGTGTTTCGCTCAGTGGCAGACAGGCAAGTATTGGATAGTCTACCTTCTTTATTGGTAGGATCTCATGGAACATACTTGACATATTCAAATCTATCCGGGATCCGATCTTCTCATAACCTTCTCCAATAACAAAGTTGTTGCAACGCATTACAAAACTGTTATCAATCTCCTTGGAGAGATCAGTACTGTAAGGACCATTGCCTATGACAGCACATGTATCCTGACCATTCATAGCCTTATTGAATAGAGTAAATATCAAGTTATCAGGAGAGAGTCCGGTGTTCACTTCAAGCTTAAAACGCCTTGAGGCCTGGTTGTGTATGATAACCGGTTTCTTATCACCCATCTCATGACTATCAAATATCTTTACATACTCAGCTGGCATTGGAGTCTTATCTAAATACTTATCAGTAGCCATTATAGATTGGAATACAACAGCATCCGGTTGGTTACTGATCTTGTTAGCCTGTTCCCAACGCTTAAGGAAATCCCATATCTTCTGATTGTTCCTAAAAAAGACTGTACCAGTAAGCATCTCTCCTCGTGATACAATGGTATAATAAGAGATATCTCCTTGAACTGTTTCAAGCCAGGATGGGTATTCAAGAATCTCCGCATCAGCATCGATCCAAACAACATCCTTATTAGTCCTATGCATGATATCAAGGATAACAGTAGGCTTCTGTTGGGTATTCTTTACCCAGGATCCTTGTGGTCGTATGCCCATTATCTCATGGAAGAGACCATGTTTGGCTAATGATGCTTTTAAAACCTCTACCTCGTCTTCATATGAAGTGCCATGGGTATACATGCTTGCATATACTATATCATTCTTACCGGTTTTTTCGTGTTTGATCTTATTCCGGATGAAAGTGAAGTTCTTTTTGTTCTGATCAATAATACTCTGATCGATATCATTGCGATTAAATAACTTCCTGGAATGCTTCTCAGCTTCTTTATAGTCTCCGAGCCAATAGTTACATATCCCAAGTTCGAAATCAACAAGATAATCGTGTTGGGCCTTATGAATAAACAAGATATCATTCTTCGGATAGGGTTGTTTAACCATCTTCTCGAAGAACATCTTGGCAATAGAATACTTTTTCATCTCCCGATGGATCTGTCCGATCATGAATAAGGCTTCAAATCGTGTAGGACGGGCATCATAAGCCTCAAGGAACTGAAGGATAGCGCTGGGTTTATCTTCCGATGCATAAAGACTCATACCAATTTGATACAGGGAATAGTAGATCTCTTCATTCCATCCACCTCTTTTGATTCGTTCCTGATATGCTTCTATTGCTTCCTTGTGCCGGCCAAGATTCTGAAGACTCATAGCCAAATAGAAGTGTGGACGTATTCTCTGAGGATAATTGGTAATCTCTAACTTGCATAATTCAACATCTCTCTCATATTTATCGTCCCGGGATCCACCATCAGCTTTATGGATAATCATTAATGGACATGTACCTTGGGTATATTTCCCTTTTGTTGTAATATACTCATGGGTATACCCTTCATATCTCCACTCTTTATGTCCAGAAACAAGTAGTGGTTGAGCAAAATCAATGTTCCCAGTATAGCGAATCATGTATGATTCTGCATCCAGAATCGCTTTATTGAATCCTTTGCCAACCTGGACGATCATATCTGCATCCATCAGGAGTAGGTAATCAGCCTTGTCTCTGGCTCTTTCAACTAAAAGAGTACGGTTGTGCCCAAAATCCAGGAAAGGTTCCTCAAAAAACTCCCCGGGTATTCCATCAAGTTCTTTCTTAATGACCTTCATTGTATCATCAGTAGAACCGGTATCGCATATAACCCAATAATCAATGATCTCCTTACAAGACTCAATAAGCCTTGGAAAGGTCTTCTCTTCGTTCTTAACGATGAGACAAAGACATATGGTCTTCTCGTCAGTCATTGATCATATGGATTAAAAATGTCATCTCACTGGTACTTACTTCATTTGGAATATCATCCAGGTCAATTTTCTTTACTTGATAATCAGAATCCTTTGTCAAAAGAAGTTTATCCCACTCCTGAAGCATCTTCGTATGCTCATCAATTGTATTCTTATTGGCTTCATATAGCTCATTACGCTTCTTTGTAAATTCACTATGAGGATCCTCAGCATCCGGAATATCATAAAACCGTCCAGGCATTCCTGTTCTTGGATCATTAGCTGTCTTAATTATTTCATTCCCCTGACCATCTTTCTTGGCATATTCTCTTTTTAATGCCTCGAACTTATCCAAGTATTTCTGCATCTCTTCAGAGGGCTTACGAGCCTCTTCAAGAGCTTTAATGTGTGATACTGCATTCTGTTGGTTCAATACAACTGCATGTGTAAATACACGACCTCTCAAATCGCTGCGAAGGGAATTGAGACCACTTACAAACTCAAGTAATTCTTTGTTTTTCATTGTTACTCCTTTTTAAATTAATGTATCTCCATTTATATTGTGTAAGTTATCACTCTTCTTCGAGTACTTCAAGTATCAATTGATTAATTACTAATTCTGGATTATTACCTGATGTAATCGTAGTTCTAAAATATAATTGAATCGATGTATTAACTGCATGTGAAACACTTCCATGACTATAACAACGTACACTTCCAGAAGTGCCAGCTGAATTAGAATAAGAAAGAGCCATATCACATCTTGTATATAATCCGGTTCTAGCACCAATAATGAATATTCCAGTAAAATATCCATCTTCCATACTTATTATTGCAACTTGTCCTAAATCAGTACTACCAGAACGTATAGATAAAATCCAATTGCCAGAAGTATTAGCAGTAAAACTACCACTAACTGTCATTCTAAACTTTCTTTTATTATAAACATTTCCTTCATATTCTGCTTCAGTTAAACTATATGAATAAAGTGATTCCCATGATCCTCCGGATGCTGTAGATACAGCAACCTCTGATGTACTAAGAACACCACCACCAATAATAGTCATTGGAGTAAAAGACGCTACAGCTAAGTCGCCATCTGCATCAGCAACAACCATCCTTTCTCCTGTTCCCGCCAGGTCTTTTACTCTTGCTGTTTGTACAAATAGATCATTGAAATAATATGTATTCGTACCAAGATTAAGTCCGGCGGCTATTGTTGGATGCAATGAAGCAGCTACAAGATCAAGTTCAGCTGTTCCAGCTATATACCATTTATGCTCATCATGGCCCACTGAATAAGCTGTATTCAGAACTCCAGCAATACTTGTTGTACTCATAACCATTAATCCAGTATCATCATCTTTATATCTTGATACTGATAATGCTCCAATATACTTATATATTCCAGTAGCCTGTACATTAAAGAACCCAAGTCTTCCAATTACACCATCAATTGTATTATTTCCAACTATCTCAATTGATCCTACCGTACTTGCTACTTCTGATGCAACGGTTAATGTTGTTCCAAAACGATTATCATATACAGCCGATGCTTCTCCTATAATAGTATTCCCTGCAACCTCAAGAGATCCTTCCATATCAAGAGCACCATCTCCTGTAATTGAGAATAATACTCCGGAACTATGCTCAACTTTAAATATTATATCATTAGAATCAAGATCCCTATTAGGTGCATAATAATACAGTCCTCTATTTGCCGATGAACCTACTGCATCTGTATCATACAGATACATCATATAATATAATGATGTTGTTGTGGTTCTCTGGATTAATAATTTATACCCATCCCATATAAGATTTGCATCTCCTTTGATAGTTGTTGGATCAGTCCATACAGCTAATTGAGTATCAGCCGGCGTACCAGAGATAGAAACTCCACTTCCTCCAGCTGGAGAAACCCATTTCCCATCTGCACGAAGGAAATTTGTTGATCCTCCACCAGATAGAGGTACAAGGCCAGCAGCTACATCAGTAAAGTCTGCAATACTTAATGCATGCGTATGTGTTGTTGATGTTGGAAAACTATTTGTAGTAGATAATGTCAAGGTACTTGGAGCACCCATTGTCACTGTCTCGGTGGCTGTAATGGTTGTGAAATCCATGCCATTACCAGCGGCTATTGATGTTACTGTACCTGTAGCAGTAAGCTCTATAAGAGTATATCTTGTATTTGAATTATCCCACGAAACAACAAATCCGTCCTGTCCTGATCCTGGAGATGTTATAAGTGTACTCAGATCCTTTGCTCCAAGTTGCGCTGTGACTGAAGCCCAATCAGGTATCCATAATCCAGAAGCGATAGCTTTCCCAACAGTAGAATAATCAGCTTGATATTGTAGTCCTTTTGAATCATCCGAATCGGCTACGATCATGGATGCATTCGTTATCCTAATCCCTTTTGCAGATCCAGCAACCACTAATCCTATGTATGCTGCTGTTCCATTTATTTGTAGGAATGAATAAGTAGTCCCACTATAATCAACTGTTGGGAATCCATATGCCAATATTTCTCCCTGATTAATAAGAAATACAGCTGAATTTGTTTCTGATGTATATGGTGATTGTACCCGAAAGTAATTCGATCCATCACCAGTAATAATAATAGCATCACTGGCTAATGATCCTCCAAGGTCAACACTACTAGCAACTTCTGTAAGACCGGAATTGAATGTATAACCTGATCCTATCTGAGTAAGAACCCATGCTTTATTTACAAGTGATTGATCAGCAAAGTTGGCTGATATATCAGCTGAATATCTTAATCCTGTAGGCGTAACACGATTATCTGTAATAAGTCCTTCATCAGCAGTAGCGCCCCATGAAACAGCTAATCCAGAAGAATCTCCAATATTGATTACATTGGTTCCGGTTCTTCGGATTTGAATACCATCTCCATCTGAAATAGATATATACTTATCTGTCTCAACACCAATTCTAACCAGAGGACCGCTACCTCCATAATAAGGATCTATCTCAAAGAATGCTGTTTTGACTCCATATCCACCTTCAATACGAAACTTATAAGAAGATGCTGTATTATTTACTCGTAAAGTAACAGCTTCATCCGACCATGTATCACCTAACTTAACTATATCAACAGCTTCAGTAAGTCCTGTAGAGAAAGTATATTCTCCAGCTGACCCAGTAGCTCCGGTAGGTCCGGTTATTCCACCACCAGTCGGCCCTTGTGATCCAGTAGGTCCACTTGCCCCAGTTGGTCCTGTAACAATACTATCGGCTCCTGTTGGTCCTGAGACACCTGCCCCTGTAGCTCCTGTAGTTCCTGTTGGGCCTGTAGGACCAGCAACAGTGCTTGCTGCACCAGTAGGTCCGGTAGGACCGGTAGGTCCTGCTGCTGTAGCTCCTGTTGGACCAGTAAACCCAGCTGTACTATCTGCTCCAGTAGCTCCATCGGCTCCCGTAGGACCAGTAACACCCTGTACTCCTCTTGATACAAATAGTTCCCAGTATATTGCATATGCAGCACCAACTCCAGGCTCACTACCTGATGTAGACGAGTTATTTACTATACATACATACCCAGCACCATCATTTTCTGAAACATCATTTGCCACATAAGCTGTAGAAGCAACCCATCCCCCTCTCCATACATATATATCTCCAGAAGATCCAGTTGTTCCAGCGCCAGTAGGACCGGTAGGACCGGTACTATTTGGCCCAGTTGGCCCGGTTGGTCCGGTAAATCCTGCTGTGCTATCTGCCCCGGTAGGTCCAGTAGGCCCTATTCCGGTAGCACCAGTAGGTCCGAGTGTATAAGCACCTCCCTGAAGGTTTACAAACCAATCATTATATATTCCACTTCCTGTATGAGATGAAGATACTAACGAAAGTTCTCCTGTAGCCGCTGTATAATCAACTACTGTAGCTGTAAAATAATTATTAACATTATTAGCAACCACTACTACCTGTCCTACTGTATATGATCGATAAGTAGTTATAACAAGGTCAACTCCTGTTGGGTGAGATGTTGGGATTGCTACAGTAGAATTTGAAGTTGCTGCATAAAGATCTCCTGATCCTGTTGGTCCGACAGCACCAGTAGGCCCCGGCGCTGTTGCACCCGTTGGACCAGTAACCGTTGAATCTGCGCCTGTTGGTCCGTCAGCACCAGTAGGACCAGTTATTCCAGCTATACCTTGAACACCTTGTATACCTATCGGACCATCAGATCCAGTAGTTCCAGTTATACCCTGAGACCCTGTTGAGCCTGTAATACCTTGAGCTCCGGTAGCACCAGTGGGGCCTGTAATACCTTGAGATCCTGTTAATCCAATTGAGCCTGTTGAGCCTGTCGTACCGGTTGGTCCCGAAGCTCCTCCTGGACCTACACTACCCGTTGAACCCGTAGGACCGGTTCCACCAGTTGAAACAGATCCAGCCGCACCAGTAGGACCGGTGGGACCAGATACTCCAGCCGCACCAGTACCTCCCTGAACTACAGCATCAGGACTCGCATAGCCAAGTAATACTATATTTTTAGCTTCATTATCTGCCGGCTCCACATAAATCTGTCCACCAGTTAGGTCAGGAGAAGGGCCAAGCATTTGAGCTCCAGTCATCGCGGATTAAATTTCAGGATCAACACTATTAATTGAAAGTATCTGCGTTATCTGTGCAAGGATAGCATCAGAGGCCGTTGTATTTGATGAAGAGATTCCACTCTTCAAGGATTCCAATAATCCCCTGGCTGTATTTGCATCATCAGCATACTTATCTCTAGCCGTACCGGCAACCATAAATGAAAGATTAGCAAACATCTTTGCTATTCCGGCTTCAGCTTCACAAAATACATATGGATAGAAGTAATCGATAAACATCTTAGCTCCGGAAGAAGCTCCGTCATCAGCAACAAATACAACAGAAATGTAAAATGTATTTACATCAACAACCGTCACATAATACTCTCCATTATAACTTGTGCTCCCAGTAATGTAAATATACATTCCGGTAACAAGATTATGTGTAGTTGAAGTTACTAAGGTTGTATTGGCTACTGTGGCATTATAATTAGCATATGCACTGATACTAATATCCGTTGTACGAATTCGATAGATAAGATTATGAAGTCCATCAATATCTGTTCCGGTATAATCATTAAAGGTCATGTTACCTACTACCGGATCCGGAATCTGAGACAATACATTATAATCATTGTATGTTCCCGCCGGCGCAACAATACGGACGACTGCGTAGCTAACTGCTGTACGGTTCAATCCTGAGACACCATCCCATTTTGTACCGTCACCGGTATCAACACCAGTCTTATCAATTATTCGGAATTTTGTGCAACGGGTTACAACTTGCAAATCAAGGTCTGGTGTAAACATATCATGTCTTTTTGAATGTTAAACTTTTAAAAAAGGGGAAGGAAAAATCCCTTCCTCCCCCTTGACTGTATCAAAAAGATAATGATCTATATACCAATACCTGAATCCTGAGTGGAATATGCATCCAGACAATCAACAACAATATCTGGAGCTTCTGCACCTGTAAATCCTGTTGCCAGGGCAACAATAAGTTGCTTGTTCCTGCGAGGGGTGGCCCCTACACCAACAACGGGATGATCACCGAAGTAAGTGATTGAGATCGTGTCATAAGTGGCAGCTGCGTCTGCATCTGCTTTCTCAGCATCATGCATAAAGTCACCCTTATATTCATTCCCCCGGTTTCCTTCCAGTTCCCATTCCAGTTGTGCAATGGCATTGTATGTCCCGGTTCCAAGAGTCATGGCAGTATTATAGGTAATTGGAGTATCACCGAAACTCAGCGAACTATCAAGACCTACTTTAAACTCAACCTTGGAGTACTTATACTTCCCAAGAGTCATTGTCCGAGCAATACCTGTCAGTTTGATCCCCCAATCAGCAGCAGCAACCTTCACAGCATTAATAACTGTTGCTACAGCTTTGGAACTGGTATAAGATCCACTTGCAGCTTCAATAGGCCTATCAACGGAGAAGGTGGTTGTACTATCCAAGGTAAGAACCTTGTAAACACCATCACTGACAGCACATCCGGTTACAGCTGGAGTAGCTGAGAAACGAACATAATTACCAACTGCCAACTCAACATTGGTATTGTATTGGCTATTAGTCCCTACGGTAACTTGTTTCTCACCATTCACAACAGTCACATCATGAGCAAAAGCCCCAGTTGAAACATAGGCTGAATTAGAAATGAGTTCGACCTTAATAGGTTTCACTGTTTGCCTGTTACAGGCATTAGCAAGACTCAAGGCCAAACCATTTGCAATGGCATCTTCAGTAGCGGCAGCTGTACTCTTGTATGGTCCATTGAGAATCATCTCTTGTTGTTGACCGGTCTGATCCAATTCTTTTAAACTTAAGCGTACAACATACAACTTGGAATTTGCAACCTCGATTGCTCCTGAAGTGGCATTATAACCAATATAGGTCAACTGTTCTGCGGCAGCTGTATCGGTCTGGCCTTTATAACTCAGGATGTTGTTTTGCTTAATCAGGTCGCTGTGGATCAGTTTAGTTCCGCTTCTTTGGATCAATTTGATTCCACTCTCTGCTACGATATCATCTGTCGAAACACTTGCCGCTGAAAGCACAATGTTATGAGAATTGCAAACAGCAATTTCTCCATCAGCAAGATAAGTATCAGTAGCATCCAGGATTGGGCTGGCAGCAGAGGTCGTCGGAGATGCCCCTATGTCTTTCCCAATCAGTAATTGCATTACGTCATTTTGTGTCATGTCTGTATTATTTTAAATGTGTAAATGATTGGTTCACTCTGAGATAACCCAAAGATGACCTTTATATTTCGTCCCATTTTTAATGGACCTTTTAATATTCGGTCCATTGAATCCACCCTCGACGGCTTTTTCTATGGTTGCGAATGTGCCTTCAACCTCACCGGTCTCCGGATTTGTAGCGAGAATGGCCTTCTCAGCTTCAGGAGGAGGCAAGGTAGCTTTAGCCTTTTTGGCTTTCTTCATAGGCTTCTTAGCAGCCATACGTGCAAGGATAGATCTGTTTTTCATTATACCTGTAAATTTGGTTCTGTTTTTGGTATTGTTGCTCTGACAGCCAGAGCAATAGCCCTATCAACAACTTCTTCATGTAGGATATCGTGTAATTCACAATCAACTCCAGTAACAATATTAATTGCTACAGGACTACGTAAGTATCTTAGTTTATAATTTTGTATTGTAATACCTGTACCATAGATCAATTCGTGCTTTTTCTTCCCTCCTGAATCTCCAAAATCCATTCTCCACACAAGTTTTCTCCATGGTTTCTTATAAACATTATTGATGTTCATCCGGTATTCATCATGTCTTATTGGAAGTACCCGGGATGTTGTTGTTGCTGCATCGCTATTACAATCAGTATATGCAATACCACAACTCTCTTCAAGAGCATAAAGGAAATTAGCTGGTAGGTCTACAAATACAGCATTATCATGTAAGGCTGAATCGGCACTATCGAAAGAATCAATAGTTGTACTCTCAATCAACAAGGCAAGCATAGCCCTGGATCTCTCATCCATTTCGAAATACCTGCTTCCGGGATTGATCCTGGATGAATAGAATCCTTCAACCAAATCATTCTGAGATGCATTGAGAAACATAGCAACATCATAGCTCATGAATTCTTTATCAAGGCTATCGTGCTCTCCCCTCTTAAGTTCAAAATTATATTGCATCTGTTCTGCGGTCATAGCTTATTCTTTTGGAACAAGTTTAAGTTTTGCTTCTTCTAAAAATAGTTGACTCGCTCTTTCGAGTAAATCTTCATGCATATATTCAGGGAAGTCTGGTGTATTTGTTTCACCCCATGGATAACCAATCTTTGGCGGTTCTCCGGATAGCGCTGTAATAGTGGTGTATCCTGTAACCTTAGACACTTTCTGACCGGCAATATAGTTTGTTGGTGTTCCGGCTGCATTGACATAAGTAAATGCTGTCAGAGCTTTCATAATCGTTCCATTCGGGACTAATACTATATCTAGTGTTGTCGTTCCTGTAAGTTCCAAATAATCAAAACTAAGTTTATCTGGCTTGCGTAAATATGTTAATTCGTTTGCTACAATAGCTGTAACATATGCATCGCCCAGTATACAGACATAAAACTCATCCTCAATAAAAGCAATGGGATTAACATGAATAACCCTATCGGAAGTATTCCTTATGAGCCTTTCGGCTTGGATCCTGGAACGCCAACTAACAAACATCTTCTGATTTGTCATCGGAGCGATCTCTTCACGAGATACTGTTACTGATAAACTCAAGGGAATAAGAACATTATCCGGAATCCGATATCGCTTACCACGATCTCCCCAGTTATAAGTATCTAGCGCATATGGATAATTGAGAACTCCTCCTCTGGTTATAAGCATCCGTAGATCATCACGATCCGCTTCAATAGCAAGGATCTGATGTTCAAATGATGGAAGGTCTAAGAACTTATTATTCAAATATCCGTTAATTGACCTATTGAGATAATTGACAATGGTATAAGAATCTGGCCTCTCTTCAACCTCAAAGACTGGATTGACATCCACGATCTTTCTTTGAAACGATATTTGTAGATCTAACAGATTCATTAGTTAGTGTCTAAATTTTCCTGGTTTACCTTTGTCTGCCATCTCGGATCAGAGATAGCTTGAAATGCGTTCTGTACGGCAATATTTACAATCTCCTGATGTGTGAAACTATCAAGAGACATATGCGTTCCTGCGTAAGTACCATCATATTCCAAACTTGCTGCCGTAATAGGATATGGCCTTCTTATCACTGATAACTTTACATAGTTAATAAGTGATGTGTAATAATCAGCCATTACATGTATATATCCTTGGGTTTGGAAATACTTTGGATAAAGGAATTGAGTTCGGTTTGTTGCACTGATAACGAAATTACCTGAATACTTTGATTTTATATTCTGGCATTTGTAATAGACATTTGTTGCTGTTGGATTGGTTCTAGTTACCCGAACCTCCAGTTCAACAACATAAAGCAGTCTACTGGATCCTACGGCACTCACATTGATCTTATATGCACTTGCACCAAGTAATGGATCAGCTACAATGTTTGCTCCTGTAGCGATTGATTCACGAACAATTAATGGTAGAATATCAACCACCCGCTTCTGATTATCTTCAAAAGCAGGGGGCTGAAAATTCTGACCAAAAACTTTATCCTTGATGAATTGATCCTGGGCATTATTCAGAAATAGCAGAGCCTCCGAAGATTCATATCCCGGAGCACTAAAACTGGTTACTCTGTCATAGTGAACGTAAAATGACTCTAATATTTCTGCTCCTGTCATGTCTGGACCTTTTCTTCAACATGGTGCATTAACTTCATTCGTACTTGCTGGTTCTTTGGATCATCAAGAAAATCTACCAGATCCTCAAGGACACCGATAGGTTCATCTGCTCCGGGCAAGGAATAAACATGTTTATCCTTCAGCAAGGCTCCGGTCTCAACTGATCGTTGAATGAGAAGCTTCAGTATGTAATCATCATCATCGAGGATTTCAAGGAATATTTTCAGATCAGTTTCAATGATCGTTCCAATTTCTCCCTTGAGCCAGTCAACCGTTCCATTCCTGGGTGGTCTCTTGGCCTCTTTCTTACGCAGATAATAGACATATAAAAAGTCTGTCATCTTCTCTGCGCTTTTATCAATCTTTCCAAGATATCCATACGCCGTCTTCTTCTCTTCAATATTCGAAACCTTATCGACCATCTCCTCTCCCTCTTCGACCAGGGCGAACATATATTCACCACTCTCGAATCTTTCTGCCCAACAAGGAGCAATCATGTGAGAATTTGATCTCAGTACAAGGTAATCGATGAAATCCTGTGTAACACTCAGATTGAGATGCTTTCCATTCCGATCCAACTTAATTGTAGTCTCAGATGGATTTTTCCAGAAGTTATCTTTCTTCGTGTTTGGATTCAATACCCTGACATGCTCCAAGCCGAGCTCGTCAGCTAAAGTCTGCCAGTCATCGATCTTCTTATCCTTATCCTGAACAAAGTCAGGACAGGGGTTTACAAGTGATCCACCGCTTTTTGCAGGTACGGTGTAATTCCTAGCGCTACCTTCGTTAAGGAAGGCTGAGTCATGATCTGGTGTGACCCAGCCTCCTTTGCGCCGTATAGGCCTTACCGTTACTTTCTTTTCGCGCAAGGCTTTGATCTTTTTTGAGTAGTTACTAATATCTACCTCCATGTTTAATCTCCGTTAGATTTGGTTTAACTTACATCAAAATGTTCGGACGGATAGTGGCACACCTTGTAGGATCGTTAACCATACATCCACCGGTGAAGGCTTTATGCATAGTGTAACCATCTTCAGGAGAACCCATATACCTACGTTCATTCTGAACCTGATAAGGATCGCGTAGACCGGGAACATATCCCATGTAGTCTTCCATGCCCTGTTCAAATACCAACTTGATATTGTCCTCACCACCGGTACGACCAACATTCAAGATCTGATATTCATAGGACTTGGCGACTCCCTTTCCACTTGGATGTTCGATCTTATTCCTTTCCCTGTCGTCAAAAGCAGGATCAACCAGTACACCCAGACGAGTTCCATCAGGACCCCAGTACTCAACGAAATTCTCATGGTATCCCCAACCTCCATCGGTCTTGTAGATGGGTGAGTCGGTACGCATCGGGGTATACAGCGAACTGTAATCCTTGATGGCCTTGTGGAAGTTATAAGCTCCCCACTTACCGGTACGCATGATAACCTGACGAGTTGATCCATAACCTCCCTGAGTATCGTCGGTAAGGTCCATGATGGCTTCTGTTAACCATAGGATATCAACATCGAAATCGTTGAAATAAAGAACATTAGTTGCTTCGATTTGCTGTTCCAGTCCGGCTCCCTGCTCAATTTTAAATCCGGAATATCCAATCTGCTTGAATGTTCCATCAGAGGCTCGGTTAGTAGTAGCAAAGTTGATCAACTTGTCCTTCATATCCTGGAACTGCTGCTCGAACTCCCAGTCAGCGTACTGCTGCCATGTGGTCATGATATGGTCTTTACCGTCTGAATCGGGTACTTTCCATGAGAAAGCAACCGGACGGGAGATCATATTGCCCGGGCGGGTGTCTTGCATACGAACCATTGAGAAAGTGTTCTTCATGGAGAATGGGCTAGTGTAGTTCGGAGTTCCACCTTTGATAGATAGAGTCTTCTCTACAATGGACCATTCCTTGGAGAACCTTTTTTGTGCGGCTAGTTCTGCAACGGGAATGAAAAGATCTTCATCGCCTGTGAAGAGTTCGCACTCATAATCCCAGTTTACTCCATTGGGAACCGGGATATTCACAATCCGAATCGGATATACTGAATTCTTCTCACCAACAATTAAGTTGGTATCTGAGAAGTACTGCTCAGGGAATGTCAAGGTGAACCTTGCTCCGGATCTTCCAACCTGTGAACTGGATGAAATAGCGGAACCGGCCACGGTACAGGATACAAGGGGAATATTCTTCTTCGCCGATCCTTGCAGCCTCCAACGGAAATCATCATCCGTCTTAAGATACATGGTATTGAATTTCTTCAAAAAGGTTCCAAAGTTCATCCCACGGTTTGCTTTATAGAGCATTGTAACAAGCTGGCTTGTCTCCTGTGGCTTGAGTTGATAGATTGCTCCCAAATGATTCTTGGTCGTTAGACCAGACCAATCAGACGGAAAGTACTCTTGTAATGGTGATACTTGTTGCATTATGATTTAATTTAAATCGATTTGTACTAAGTATTTATGTCGGAAACGGAAATTTAAAATCCGCTTTGTCATTCAGTTTTTCTTCATCAACTGCGGGAGTTCCTGGAACAGTCTTAGTCTCATTTATCTTATCCATGAACTTTTTCGCTGCTGTTGTTGTGGCTGTTGCTTTCAAGTTCTCAAACTTGGCATCCTTATCAAAAAATCCTTTCTCGATAAAATAATTGAGTCTTGCCTCGAATGCAATTGGATCTTTCGATCTCAACACCATGGCTCTATTGACAGGAACCTCTACCCCTTGAGTATTCTTAACAAACTTAACAGGGACGGTCATATCCTTGATAAGCTTCTCTTGCTCTGCCTTGGTAAGTTCAACTCCCGGGATAATCTCTTTGAGACCGGTAACATGCTTTTTGACATTCTCCTGAGTTTTTGTTGATCGTTCTTCACGAGCGTCCTTGGCCGCTTTAGCTTTTACACGCATATCTTCACGTTCTACTTTGATAGCTCCCTGGATCTCCTTAAGACCATCGGTAGCATCTGTCAGAAGACTTTCATTGTCCTTGGATACCTGAATAAGCTGCTTGACCTTTGGTTCACTCAGGCCCTTCATAAGAAGAACATCTGAATAAATAGTTTCCTGAGCCTCCTCATTATCCTCAAGACTCTTGACGGTAATATTTCCATACTGCTCATCAAGGGTCATATTCTCCCGAAGAGCATTTGGATCCACTCCGTTTTTGATGTCATCATACATCTCCTTTAACCCATTGACTTCTTTAAGAGCGCCATCAACGGCGGTCTTCTTTTCATCATTAATAGTTTTCTGGATATGTTCGTTGACTTTTAATGCCTGATCTTCTGTTTCAAGATCCTTAATGGTCTCAAGATCAAAGTCAGGCAGGAGACCATTTTCCTGAAGAGCCGCAGCATGGAGATACATCGGAGATAGTGTCCCTTCCTGGCCGGCCTCCCCGCCTTCCTTTGGTTTATCACCTTCGTCTGTTTTTGGTTTCTCCCCTCCTGCTGCTTCTGTTTTTTTATCGACTTCTAATAAGTCAGGTGGTTTATCGGCTGGTTTGTCTCCGCTTCCTTTATCAAGCGGTTTGTCTGTTACTTTTGGTGGGTCTCCATCTCCACCGGATGCTACCTCTTCAACGGTTTTATCTACCTCGGGAACTGTTTCTCCCTCAGCAATATCAACCGTAAGAAGAGCATCTTCTAAACCTTCTAAATCAACTCCTCCGAAGAGAACTTGACTTTCAGGATTTGCTGCTTCTTTGTCCATTTTTTTCTCCTTTCAATAGTTACAAGTTTAATTAATAATAACACTCATTTCAATAGTATCACCACTACTAGAGAATGGCTTTAATAGCCAAAATATATAATTTTTTTATATATAATTTTTTTATACCTTTTTCGCTACAGGTCGCTTGTTTGCTATCTTTTGGGCACTTGTAATTTGCATGCCTACTCGCTTCTCTTGTGATTTTAGGCCAGCATAAAACTGTTCAGATCTCTCCCGAAGTTCCTGTTTTTTAAACTCAATATCTTCCTTCTGCTTGTCAAGTTGTATCCTGAGTTTATCACGATCAATAGAATCATCCTGAAGTTCCAATTCAGTAAGTTTTCCTTCGATCTCCATGGCTTTAAGAGTAAGTTGAGTGTCAAGTTTATTCATCTCAATACGCTCAGTCTGTTCCATCTTCTTCTGCTCCATTTGAGACTGAGCCTCTACCATACGTTCCTGACTCTCTAGAGCTTCCTTACGCGCATCATCTTCACGTTCATGAGTCTGCTGTTCACTATACTCTAGTTTACGCTCCATACTGCTGACAGAGGTTCCCCGATAGATTGAGAAGATATCCTTGAAGCTCGCCTTATCATTTTGTAGTGCGGCCTGAGCGAGTGTTTTAATAACACTAATCAGTTCAGCATCATTGCGACCATCAGATACATAGTATCCATATTCTGATTCTGCAAACTTCCTGCCGTCTACATTAAAGATATGTGTAATGAGTCCGTCATCCATATACTGAAGTTTCTTTGCAGCATCTCCTTCAGCGTATCTCCATGCATGTTTAGCGGTCTCGACAAATAATCCAAGTACTCTTAATTTCGTATTATCATGAAGAGCAAACCACTCTTCAGTAACATGAGAACTCTTTTCAATGGCATGCTCTACACCACCAAGGGTCTCCCGGTTCTGAACCTGTCCCTCTCTCTGTGGTGTTATGCCAGCTATCTCACCAAGCTCATTCTTGACATACCTGGCTAATTCCAGATTTGCCCGGATCACATCAGCTGAGTTGAGATTAAGAACATCAGATCCCCTTTGCTTAACAGTACCGACAAGTTTGCCGGTAGCATTTCCTTTCTTTCCTTCCTTGAATGAGTCCTTGATCATGTATCCGTTGGCTTCTGCATACATCATTACCAGTTCTTCATCCCATCCATCCGGAATTTCAGCGATATCCAGTTCAGCAATAACACCTTTATTTCGTGCTGAAGCAAGTTCAGTACGCCTCATATATACATTATATAGGTACTTATAAGGCTTGATCCGGTCCATTAAACTTATTCCTGTACCACCAATGCGATAAATCGTTCCACAATAGGGGGGAAGGCATATTGATGGGTTGGTCATTTTCGTTCCAATTCTCGGTAAGGGCTCTATGCGCTTATACATGTCTGCGCCTATGCGATAACCCTGCCACCACTCATTGATCCATTTCCATACAATCTTCCAGCCATGGGCTTCATATTGCTTGATAGGAAAATTCTCATCGACAATAGTTGTTTGCTCATTTCCATCCTGATCATAATAGGTAAGCATCCCTATCTTTCTCCTTGATTTCCATACAACACGAATGACCCTAACATTTCCATCAGAGTCATAATTACCACTATAAGTACTTAGATCAGATCCATCGACTGTAATAAGTTGTGATGTACTCATGTCAATAGATTCTTGGGCTGAATCCCATGGACCGGCAGGAATAATATCTCCATGGAATTTATTTCTTCGACTACTTTCCTCAAGTTGATCAATTTCCCCAGGTTTCATATCATCCCAGAACTCATCTATGACCTTCCCAACGGATGTGTAATTATCTTCAATGATCATATCTGCATCCTCAATCTTGTGGCTATCTCCCATACCAAATGTTGAGACACCAAGGATATTCTTTTTTGTACCAACAGGATCTCCATGGGAAATATCTACCGAATAGATCTCTTCAGCACCAATAAGTACATCATAAAAAGCAGAGGAGAACATTTCTTTAAGACTCTGAGTGTGCCAGAAATATTCAATTATCCTGGTTCCCATGACCTCACCATAATCTTGATATTCGTATTGTTGATAATGCTCTAACTGTTTTAACCTTCTCTGGGCCTTATCTTCACTGTAACCTTGGTTCTGAACCTCTTCAGCAAGAAGGGCAGTTATTTGTTGGCCCATCTGAAATTCCTTTTCACTGATAGCATCTTCATTGACAGATCGAACACGCCAGTCAAACCGCCTACGGGATTCTTCTCCTTTAAGAACATTGAACTTTGATATCTCAATTGGATAGTTCTGTATCTTCGCCGGGAAAGCAACACCGCGAATACCCATAGGGTTAAACGCCCGTTCAATATCTTTCTCATCGATAATACCATTTATCAAATCGAAGTTAAGTTTCTTTGCTGATCTGCTTTTCCTGATCTTACTGGTATCGCTTGTGGTTATAGTAATCCCAGACTCAATGCATTTAATCCCCCAGGTCTTATCTTTCTCAGCTAAGGTTTTTTTCTGTGCGGGAAACTGATGAATTCTCATTGCCATGGTTGCTCGTTTTAAATATTTCGTCTTTCAAGTTGGGCCCTCTTGTCTATGATGGCAAAAGGATCTGATTTCTCTCTATTCTTCTCCTGAAACATCTCCATGCGTTGAAAGAAGGGTGATACCAGTTCAGCAGTTCTCTCTTCTTCTGGTATATGATTCTGAACATCTTCCTTAAGAATCATTAACATCTGCAATGCATCAACACGGTCAAAGTTACCGTCTTTGTGCCAGTAAATCAATTCTTGCAGTAAAGGTATGCTTCGTATTGTATGCAGATTAAGCCGTTCACTCCCTGGCGCTACTGGCGTTGTGAGCCATATAAGAATCTGTTCTCTACCCCATTTTTGTATCGGAAGAGTACCTGGTGTTCCTTTGCCTCTATTGAGTAAGCCCTTATCATAGATCTTATCGTGAACTATCTTTGGGGTGTCACATAATAAGTGTGCGTGATGTCGGTTATTGAAGTATGTAAACAAACCCTTATTGTTGTTCTCGTAATTACATCTCGCATTATAATAAAGAAGTAATCTTCGCGTATTCTCATAATACCTGTCAGCCGTCGATGGCCGGCCAGTGTATTCAGCTACTATTCGTCCAGTAAGTTTATTTAATATGAATGTGGATCCCAAGGAATCTGTTGTACTCTCATCATGATCATACGGGTCATTTCCTGCTAGGTAAACTCCAAAAGGAATATCTCCTTCTGAATTTGCTACAGGATGCTCATAGATAACAATTGCTCCCTCAAGATTTCTTTTATCAGTCTGTGGATAGATTCTTATTGGTTTGGCTTCGGGATTAAGTTTCCATTCGATCTTCTCTGTATCTGGATTTACTTTCAACTTACCAACATACTCTTTCTCTTCAAAACCTTCCGGATCGCTTCTTATATGGTTGAGGTGTTCTTTAAGATCATTAATTGGAAAGATAGTCCCACCCAAGCGCATGATAGCCTCCTGTGGCTTACGTGGCTCCTCAGCAATGAACCGGGCTATTGCATCCGGATTCTTTGTGGCCTTTATAACCTTGTCTCTTGAAGCCTCGGTAAGTTTAAATGCTAGTTCAGTATTTGAGTTACCATCTTTATCCATGGCTCCCTCAAGATTGGATTCTACAGATACGAAATGACCACATGTAGCATTTGAAGCACCATCATCCCACTTATTCTTTACCTGATGGATATTGTATGCCCTACCTTCATACATTAATTGTTCAAGTCCTATGATATCAACATCTTCTGTTCCACCAGTCCCAAAAGCACACTGTAGTCCGAAGGTAAGCCGGCCCTGTTGCATACTCTTTAAAGAGATGTTCCAGGCTCTTATCAGGTTGGGATTTTTCCCGGATTCTTCATAGAGGATAAGCTTACCCCGTTTTCCCCGAGCTTTGTTCCAGTTATTCTTAAGGGATACACCAATGATCTCGCTTTTAAATCCTTTCTCGATCCTCAGTCCGTTACTCTCCTTATAGTAAGATGACCGTTTATGCATTATCGAATCGTGTCTTGACCGGCGCTTACCCCATGGAGTATTATCCTCAATATGGTCCATCATCTCCCAAGCCTTGGTCAATAATCCGTCACTGATAAGATATTCTTTCTCATCAGCAAATACGAAACTTTTGGATCCTGGGATCATGTAATAATTCCTATTACACATAGATCCACCTTTATAAGAATATCCACGACCCCTTGTTTTAATGATTGCTGCATGTTCTCCTGATCGTTCAGCATCTTCAAGATAATGGTAGTACTCATAGTCTCCATCCCAAAAATCAGGAAATTCAAATGATCTATCTGCTTGTGCTTGTTGCATTAGTCTTTCAAGATCCATTTCTTCACGCTCCCCCTCTTCAAGATCTAATTCAATAGCAATATATATTGGAGAATAATTCAGATAGAAATAAAAATAGCCAGGAATCCAATCCCGGCCAATATTATAACCATATAAACTTCTTCGAGCCTCTTCATCCCAGAACTTATGATAGCTACTTGATATATGTGAGTTTACAGGATGGTTCGTATATTTTCCAAATTCCTTAAAATGTAATGCAGACTGACACCATTCTTCAGTGTTATAGTGAGGTGTATTCTTATAGTACCCACTATCTATTATTTTTGGCTCTACTAATTCCATTATTTTATTTTAATCCAGGTAGCAGTCTCTTTATCTTCAAATAGACCGACCTTACCCCCTCCTCGTATCTGCATATCATCCTCTTCGCCCCTGACCTTCTTCTCCCACTTCTCAATCTTTTGAATTATATCTTCCACATCCTTTAATGCTTTCGTTACACCTGAAGGATTATATTTTTTTGCATCATCTACGCCAGATCTGAATTGCAATTCATGATAATAAACCATCAATGAATCTGTTGTTTGCCTGACACTTTTAAGATAACGCATTGAATAGGTCTCCTGCATCTTCTCGTACTTCTGAATCGCATCTAGTACCAAATCATCAGGTTCATATGACTCTTTACCCATGACCTCTGTTGCAATCATTTTGGCTTTTTCAATACCATAGATATTATACTCGCTCTGGTAGTCAGCCATAAAATAAACATAGGCAAGCTCCTTATTGGCTCTTGCCTTCTCCTTGGATTTATCTCGATTCCAAATCCTTTTAAACTCCGGTACGAATAAAGCCTTTGGTTCAATCTCCGGATTCCCTTTGTTGATTCTGAACATCCCTTAGAATTTGTTTTGCTTTTTCAACATAGTGCCTTCTCCTTCTGGGAAGCACTTTAAATGTGAACAGGTAAGGGAGCTTTATATACGGAAAATGATTATTGTATGGATCCGCTTTTTTCATTGACACCCTTGCACATTCAAATTCTGATATAATTACATTACGAACAATATCCGGATCAGTTTCATTTCTTCTGGCTATCTCCCGAACTATCTGATGAAACTCTTTGCTACGTATGTCCATTGAGCCGAAATGTAAAACTTAATTCTACCTGATCATCCGCATAAACTGTAAACATCTTCCTTACCTTTTTCCCGTCGATTATCTTTATTGTCCGAAGGTGAGAGATATAATTGTTCAAATGATGCTCCTTCAAATCCAAGGCTTCAAACATTGACTGGCGAATCTCTTTAGAAAACACCATGTTCCATCTCTGCTCTTCCGGCTGATCCTTATAAACATCATTGTAGTAAAGCAACTGGGCAAGTACCTTAAGCGGTGTATCGCTCAGTGTTGTCTTCTTACGATTCAGCTTTGTAAGGATACTATCAATAACCGGCCTCTTGAGAGTCAAATACTCAAGAAAGAACTTCTCTTTACTGGTGACGATAGGAATTGTTTCTGTAGACATGCTCCTGACGAGTTTTATATTTTTTCAATCGCTGGTATAGAAAAGCCAGACCTAAACAAGACCTGGCTTTCTTAATTTCAAAGACGATGACATAAACTACTCCATACTGCAATCGAGCGTAACAAATATATAATTATTTTTGGACCAAATCAAAATATATCCAAATGAAATTATATATCGTGTTCGTTCTTGGGAGCCTTTCCATAGATCTCATGTGGCTTGAGCATCCAGTAAAGACGCTTGTTGTGGACCATTGGCTCTCCTGAATTACCGCGATGATAAACTTTATCACCAACCTTGTATCCCTCTTCGTCTGAAT